CAATCTCACCTAAATTAACACCTTTTAGTTCTCTTTCTTTTTTAAATGGGTTACAAGATGCTTGTACTAATCCCATAGGCCAAGCAATAACTAAGAAATCAGCGTCAGGGTTATTTTCAAATGGTGTGTATCTATCATAAGAACCTGGTTTAAACATTGAACCTCCACCATATTGAACTATAATATTATCGTCCACATATACTTTTTCACTTTCTTTTTGTTTTTGAATGTAATCTTTTTGATTTAAATCCATTTCATCAGGAAGGGCATATCCTCTCTCCGCCGCGATTCTATTAATATTTTGAAATATATTTAACAACGATGGGTTAGAAGTCATAACTAATTCCTCCATAAATCCAGGTTTATTCTTATAGGCTAACATTAATTTGTTAGTCGCCAATCCTAAAGCAGTTTTATTTTTTTGTAATGATTCGTCTTTTTGAAGTTTAAAAACAAAATTCATAATATCTTTAGGTTTTAATCCGTACTTCGCAAAATCTGCAGAATCAACTGTAGATATTAACCTTATATCATCAGAAGTAAAAATATCTTTTGGAGACATTATCTGCGATAAGGTTTCAACATTAGACCTTGATGACCTGAAAGAAGTTGAAGTCTCATCTTCAACACCTGTTTGACTATCATGGTGGTCCGTGTGGACAACAAACATTGGTTTACCGTGGGCGAAGTCAACTAAAACCGGCATAGTATCTCCTTGAGCGTCTTGTTTTTTAACAGTGAACTCTTTATCACCATACTGTATTATCTCAGAATCAACAACTTTAATTCCGTTATCTTCTAAATAATTTTTCATAGCTAAGGCAGTTGTAACACCGTCTAAATCTTGGTGGAAATAAATTTTAGCCTTTTTATATCTGTCGGCTAACGCCTTCATATTCCTTAGTCCCGATTCTTTAATTAATTTTTTCATGATAAAAACATATTACTTTCTTTTTCTCTTCTATTCTTTAAACCAGAATTATTGGCTTTGTATTTTAGAATAGCTTCTCCCGCTTTTTTATTTTGACCCGATTTAAGGTATTGAATAAATCTTGACATCCTCACTGAATCACATCCTGAATTAAAAACTAATGAAACCAATGAATCAAATTCTCCTTGTGTTAACATATAAGTTTTTAAACCTTTATCTTTCCATTCACTTAAAAATCTTCTAACACAATCTGCGGAAATAGTTGCGTCGGAGTATAATAATTTAAGTGCCTGTTGTTTAGTTATAACTAACCCTTCTTTAACATCACTTCCTGTGTGACCATAACCTATAGTCCAAATACCACTAGTGTCTTTGTAAGCTTTAAGTACAGGTTCTTTGATAGAACCCACAGGTTTCTTAGGGTCACCTTCTTCGAATTTTATAAAATCCCAAAAGTTTTGACTAGCCCTCATTTTAGTACCATCTTTCCTTACCGTATCATTTTCAAGTAAATACAGTTTTTGTATATAATGTTTTTCTTCTTCTTTTAATATAATACGTGACATAAAAGTTTTATTAATAAATATCCTGAATAACAAAAAACCCCTTACTTTGTAGGGGTTTCGGTGATTAATGATAAAGAACATGCAATTATATTCTCAAACCATACCTTTTGTGTTGGTGTTAGTTTTTCCTTTTTAAATGTTTTTACGTGATTATCGGTGGTAACTATAGTTATATAATCATGACTAATCATTTTAATTTCTCGTATGTTCATCTAAAACTAATTTGAGTTGTTTTTGTTCTGTCTGATATTCTTTTATCCTATTTTTAGCAACCTCACAATAGTTTTTACTGATATCAATACCAATCCATGGCCTACCTAACATTTCCGCCGCTAAACATGTTGTCCCACTTCCGTTGAATGGGTCCATTATCAAATCTTCTTTGTAAGAAAGAATTTTAATTGCTCGATATGGAATATCTAATGAAAATGTCGCTTTGGTCTTTTGTTGAGTATCCGCAAAATAATTCCATTGACCAAAAACTAAAGACATAAAATCTTTTTTGTCTTTATCTTCATACACTAACTTCTTTCTAAACTCACCCTCAATCTTTTCGTTAGGTACCATTTGATACTCTCCTTTCCATTGGGGTGTTCCTTTAACATCCTTTTTGTGTTTCTTTTTGTAGGCTAGTATTACACATTCTTTAGGGTTATATATGTATGGTGAAGACGGACTCATCCAACTTCCCCATGCGGTAGTTTTACTACGGTGTGGTGAACTTTCTTCTAAGTCCACAATACCGAAAAAACCAAATCCAATCTCTTTCATTATCATCCACAACTCAGCTGAGAAATATATTCTACCACCTTTTTTCTGTCGGTTAATTTCATAAGGAATATTCAAGGCAATACGTCCATCATCTTTGAGGACTCTATAAGTCTCTCTTAACCATTCTCTAGTAAATTTCCAATACTCAGCAATTTCTTTATCGTCATCCCAACTATCATAATCGATTCCTACCCCATAAGGTGGACTTGTAACAACTAAGTCAATCGTCTTCTCAGGCATTTCAGCCATAAGTTTACGGCCATCACCGCAATAAATTTTATTATTCTCCATTCTTCTCTATTATTTTTATTCTTCTATCCAAATAAAATAACGCTTTTTTTAAATCTTGTACAGGGGGATTATCATCTTTTTTACCACTTCTAACAATATACTTAAGTACGTTAAAAAGATAAGCATCCTTATCTAATCCTGTTGCTTCCGCTATTTTTATAACTTCATATGGATTGTCTTTTCCACCATAATGTGTTGGATGTGTGACTAACTCTTTATTCATTTTTACTTTTATTTAATACGTAATAATCTTTTGCAATCTTACTTTCTACTACCATACCATCTTCTACAAGTTTGTTCATAACTTTTCTAGTTTTTTCTACAGAATCTTTTAAGATGTAATTAGCTATATAACTAATGTGAATTGGAACTCTAAGTTTACCATTCAATTTATTCATCATTGTTTTTGTTATTTCAATTTGTTCACTCATAATAATATAATTTAATAATTAATTTTCCATTTATCGTAAGGTATCATACTATAAGGGTGTCTTTCGAAAAAACTTTCATGTATAAAAGTATATTCATTTTCTTGTTTTTTATCAAGGTATGCACCCCAAAATGATAAAGTTGAATTAGATAGAATATGTTTATCACACATACTCATCATATGAACCGCAATATACGGGTCTTCGTCAATATAAACAAATTTTTCTTTGGGAAATCCTAATTTATTTACAAATGATTTGGCTGAATTTAGGTTATCAGAAAATACAAGTACTTTATGTCCATCACCTTCTTCTTTTAAAATTTTACTTACCCATTCATCTGGAATTAATTTAATATCAAAAAAATTATCTTGTCTTCCTCCACCCATTCTCAAATGTAAAGAAATACTTTTATCAAATAAGTTACCATAGTTATATTCAATATAATCACTAATATTTTTATCGGGTGTAAATAATTCTAAAATATAATCTCTTTCATGATGCCAATATAATTTATTGAAAAAATATCCCTGAAATAGATAAGGTGGTTTAACTTTTTGTTTTAAATCGTAATAAACTCCACCTTCTCCAGTATCGATGTCCCACGCTAAACTTTGGTCGAACCACCATTGAAATGCATTAGGTCGACTATCGAACCAAGGTATATTAGGATATACATCACCAAAAGAAATATGTGGGTCTTTAAGTATGTGTCCTCCCCATGGGTCAAAGTGTATATTTCTACCGTTTCTATTGAGATGTTTATTAAATTTAGAACTTTCGGATTGATGAGTTGTCCAATACCCAACTAAGGGGTCATAACCCGTTTCTTTTGCGTAAACCATTAGTGTAGCTGTTTGGAACATCATATTACCTAATCCTCCAGCTAATACAGTGGATATGGTATTGTTAGTAACATTTACGTCTTTTGGATTTTGTAAACTCATATTTATACCTCTTTAATTAAAACCCATTTATGTTCAGAATTTAATTCTACACTTAAAACATATTCTTGATTCCACATTTCAGGTTCAATTAAAGATAAAAAATATTTTCCATTTTCTCTATAGTATAAATGATAAGTATTACCTATCACAGGCTCAAATGAGAAATCAGATTCATACACTATTTGGTTTAACTTAACTTCATCAACTAAATTATTATATTCATCAACTAACTCTTGATATTTCTTATTGAATTTAGTTTGTATTTTTTGAACATTTCTTTGTTTATATGAAGATATATCTTCTATCTTAATAACAGGTGCAGAAACACTACTACCATAAGGTAAAATATTCGCATGATATTTTTGATTTTCTTCATCCCAAACTATATGGTCAGGTTTTTTAATTTTAGTCGTCATTTTTTAGTTCTTGAATTTTTATTGTCTGAAAAATATAATTCATTACCTTTCTTTTTATAATCGCAAGTAAACCACCTTCTAAATCATATTCTTGTTCAAATTTAACTCTAAATATTGGTAGTCTTTTATCTATTTTTTCATGTGGTTGATATCTAGGACCATCTTTTAATTGGTGATTTTGTTTTATTAATGATATAACATCTTCTAAATTTTCACCTATAATATCTCCTTCATATATTTTACTTATATCACATTTGTTTTCTCCTGATTTATCTGATAATAACCTAATAAAGTATTGGTAAATATAACCTTTACCTTTGTAATTGAAGTAAATGAAACCTCTACCTGGTTTTTCAGTTTTTATTTTATCCCCATTAAAAACAACACTCACCAATGTAGCATCATAAATTAAAGAATAAATAGACTTACCAATAAGAAATAAATCGGTTAATTTATCTTTTGAGTATTCGACTATTTTGAATATTTCATCAATATTTTCTTTAGTACTAATTAACTTTTTATAGTTTAAATCACTTAATAATATTTCATCGTCAATATCTTCAGGTTCTCTATTTAAAATAAGGTACTGTCCTCTCTCTTTTAAAGAACCTATACTCGCTAAATGTAGTGCTAGTTCTTGAAAAGATGGGTATAATACGAAGTTATCAAAGTCTTCATTGACTTTGGCCATGTAGTCTAATAGAACATATTGTTTGTGTTCTAAATCTATAGGTTCTTGTAAAATCCAGTCTGTATTTAATCTCATATTCTCTCTAGTCTTCCTTGTTTCCAAAGATTGTAGTTGGGTCCAATCTTGTACCTAAAATAAGGGTAATCTTTGGCTCTGTAAAGACTAACGAGTCCAGCATCTTTCATTGAACTGAACATTGTTGAGAGATATCCTGATAAAACTATCTTTTCAGGGTCTTTTTCTAAAACATTAATTAAAAAATCTCTTTTACTGGCTGGTTCATTTTGAGATTCTTTATCTCTAATATATTCTAAAAATCTGATGTAAGCATTGTCTGGATTCACACTAGCAAACCTATAATTTGAATGACTATTTTTAGGTCTCCAATATGTTATCTCGTCATTACCGACAGTCATGAACTGTGAGTTTTCTTCTACGAATAAGTCCACAATTTTATACAAAACATATGTAAATAATGATTTATCCACTCTATCAGGACTTATCTCTTGACCTGTTTTGTTTTCTACATATTCAATAGCCTCATATATTGGTCTTTCATCTAAAACATTACTCTTGGTCGCATAAAATACAAAATCATCATCTTTGACAGTTAATACAAACTCTCTCACTCCCCATGTACCTATTAGTTTACCAGATGTAAAACCTTGTAATCTAAGTGGTTTACCATCTATCATGTAACTATATCTTTTAAAATTAAGATTTTGAGTAAGTTTAGAATCACCACTAAATATTTTACGGAACATATCAATAATGTTCACACTCCTATCCCATTTATGATTTTGAGTAATGTCATTTTGAATAGCATCAAAGGCCGGAAGTGTCTTAATTAAACCTAAAAGATTTTCATTGACAACATCCTTAGCATCA